CCATATTGTTTGGCCACCACTTGAATCTATATCAGTAGCAGTTACATAACCTACTGTTTGAGAAGCAGAAGGATTTAAATTAAAATTAGCTCTTGAACTTGGTGTGTTAGAAAGCATTGTAATTCTAACTAAAGCTGTACCTATTAATTGTAAAAGATTATTTATAACATAAGTATTCCCTGCTTTATATGTATGTGTACCAGTAGCACTTATTAAAGTATTAGTTATCCACCCATTTGTTCCTGTAAAATTACTATTACCTTGTATTTGTAAAATATTAAAGTTTAATCCTGTGTTATTAGATGTAATTGTTCCTAAAATACCTACTGTACTTGTTGTTGGTAATAATGTTCCTTGATTATATGTAAGATTAGCTACATTTATTGTACCAGATAAAGTAATTGTACCTGATGTGTTTATTACAAGAGGGGAATTGATTCTACCTGTTGTAAATCCCCCTGTTAATGTTCCTGTGCCATCTAATATAAATTGTGTTGTACCACCAAATACAGAAGTAACCGTTAGTGATAAGTTTAAAGAATTAAGATAAAATATATTCCCGTTAAAAGTTACATTACCATTGACTGTTGTAGCAAAACTATTTGCTCTTAAATTTGATGTAAGAGTATAGACAGGATTAGAGGTATATGTTATAATAGAATCCCAAATCATACCTGATAAATTCAAATTACAATTTGTACCTAATCTTAAAATACCACCTGTTGTTATCATTGTACCTGCGGTATATGTCATAGTTTTATTAGAACCACCAAATGTTACAATACCACTTACTGTTATTGTACCTGCTGTATTAAAAACTAAATCAATAGCTAAACTACCAGCGCCACTCCAAATACCCGTACCTGACATTTTAAGAGTTGTTGTACCCGTTACTGCTGTACCAATAGTCATATTACCATTTATGAAGATATTATGGTTATTTAATGTTTTAACAGACGTATCACCTGCTGTACTAAAATTTGTAGTAGTTATATCATTTACTAAATTAACCGTAGTAATATTCTGACTGTTATAGGCTATACTTCCACAGCTTGTAAAGAAACCTGCTCCTATAAAGTTTGTTGTAGATACAACTGTATTATTAAATAATAACTGACCTGTCATTGTAAACGTACTTGTAAAAGTTATATTATGTGTTGTAGCATTTGCAATATTCCAACCATTCCAAGATACTCCCGAAGTGTTTAAAGTTATACTACCTAATGTTTGTAAAGCACCTGTATGTACTACTGTACCTGTAATATAAGTAAGAACACAACCATATCCCACATTAAAATTTGGAATATTTAAAGTGCCTGATGCTTTATTGATATTGACAGCTAACCCTAAAGTACCATTATTAGTAGTTATTGTTTGATTACCTGTACCATTGATATTTAAAACTGTTGTTCCTAATGTTGGGATATTCTGATTTGCTGCTGAAAATGTTAAAGCACCAATAGCATTGATAGCAAATCCATTAAGTGTCATTGATGTAACAGGATTAATTGTCAAATTAGATACAGTACAATCATCTAATAACGTAATTGTTCCTGAACTACCAAATTGAAAATTTCTAAGTACTACACCATTGGTCTTTAAAGAACCACCTGATAGTGAAATAGAATTATTACCTGCAAAAGACATACCACTTGAAAACTCTATACCATTTGTAACAACTAGAATACCAAATGTAACTGAAAATGTAGATGTATATCCAGAACAAGTGATACTCCTACAAGTATTACTTGCATTTACTGTACAATTAGAGTTACCTAAACCATCAAAGAATACATCATCAGCACTTGTAGGAACAGAAGCTCCTGAAGCTCCACCAGATGTTGCTGACCAATTATTAGTGTTATTCCATTGTCCACTACCACCATTTACCCAAAATCTATTTGCCACAACTTCCTTCTTTTATTTATGATTGTCTACTAACCAATTCAGCAATTATCAAATCGTATTCAGCTGAATTTTCACTTAATTCATTTTGTGCTTCTGTTATTCTAACTTGTATGTCAGTATATTCTAAAGAAAGAATTGCTAATTTTTGAACTAAATCTTGTGAAGTGAATTCTTCAAATGGATTAGATTCTTCTGAAGGTGTAAATACATTAAGAGTTTTCTCTGTATTTAATTCTACCTCAATTGAATTTTTAACTTCAATAGCATCAATCTTTATAATTTCAGAATTAATTCTATTAACTATTCCTAGTTCAATATCTTCTTCTGTTTTAGGTCTAAAATGTGAAACATTAACTTCTCTTTGAACATCCTTATATTCAAATTGAACAGTTGTTGTTAAAATGTCTTCTTGACTTTGTGTTGCTGTAATTGTATATTTCATATTGTTTTATATTTTATTAACTCTAATTGATAAATTTACTCTTGTTAATGTAGAAGCCGAATCTACATTAAATTCTAAAAAATCTCCTTGCGTTATGTTAGTTGATGTCCAACCAGATACAACCTCACCATTTATTATTTGACTAGATAATGTTGGTTTATTACCCGCTCCAATAATTGATGTTCCACCTCTTTTAACATCTACCACTATTGAACCTGACACATCACCAATTAAATCCCATCTCTGAATTGAACAATCATATGCCGCTACAACGTATCCCTTACCACCTGTAGAAATTACACCACCCAAACCATCTAACGTAATACCAAAACTAGATGTGCTAGCATGTTTTAACCCATCCGATAATGCTTTAGAAGAAGCATAATTTACTGAGCTAGAAATATTGTAATCGTCAGTTTTGTTAAATGTTGATTCAAACGAAGCACTATCTTGGTAATATGAACCTGTAAATGTGTTGTATGATGACGTAAAAGCGTTAAAACTGCTAGTGCTAACTAGACTCGCGGTATTAATATTAGCTACCGGAAGATTTATTAAACCGCTTCCATCTCCAACAAATGAACCTGTAAATGATCCAGTGTTGTACGATGATGTAAAGGCGTTAAAACTACTCGTATTAACTAAACTTGCGGTATTGATATTTTGAATTGGAAGGTTTGTTAATCCACTTCCGTCCCCAATAAATTGTAATGCAAATATACTTCCACTTAGTATCATGGAACCACTTAAATAATATGGAGGTTTTATTTGTTTTCCAAAAATTTGAGACATTTATGTTTATTTTATTATAAATATTTAGTAAGTTGTTCTATTATATCTTGTAGATTTTCGTTAATGTCCTTTTTCTTTTGCTTCATGGTCACACAGCAAACATTTTAATTTTTCTTCCATAAAGAAATCTCCTCATTTATTGTAAATATACGAGGAGATTTCAAAATAAAAAGTGACTTTGGTGTTTTTAATTAATTTTAAATTTGATATACCACCACCACAAACGAACTCAGAAATTGAGAATGCAATAATCACATGCTAAAGTGATTGGAATTGATATTGCTTCTGATTGACCCCAATCATAATCTCCAAAAGTAGCTGTTTTTACAAATGCTCCTTTGATAATCCATTCACCTACAATATCACCAACAGGTCCTAGAATGTTTAATGTAATATCTTTCTTATAGAAGTCGGAATATCCATCACGTCCTGTTACAGATTCGTGTGATAAACGGAACCATTCCATAGCGGCTTGAGCAGCTGATGGAGTAATTGGTGAATATAATTCTAACGAAATATCATTCCATCTAACTTTACCTTTTATTTTACGGTATACGTTGATGTGTTCCAATGTAATTTCCCCAGCATCAAATCCAGGAGCGCTTACTTTTCTAATAACATATGAAGGAATACCATCAATATACATGATAAATCTATTTGTAACATGTGGTTCATATGCAGTAAAGAAAATTTCATTTGGTGATAATACAGGCATTGTTTATTTTATTTATTGTTTATTTATTAATATTATTTATCATAAATATATATGAATTAGAAAAGGGCAAAAACTTTTACCCTATTCCTTTTTCATATGTTATTCAAATGTAGCTCCAGTAGGTTCTATATTGAAGTTAAGTATAATATATTCAGCAGTTTGAGTAGGTTGTAAATATATGCTTCCAATCAATTGTTTACGGTCGATAATATCCGAAGTGTTATTTGTAGAATCCATTATAACTCTAGCAGCATACAAACCTTGTTTTTGTACGATTGATTCCAAATATGGATTAACAATACTTAAAAATTTGTTTCTAGTTACTGTAGTATTTTGATCGAATACCAATCCATTTGAAGCATTTGAAATAAATTTCTTCAAAGTAATCATCAATCTACGAACGTTAATTCTATCTAATGATGATGATTTAGATTGTAATGTTTTCTGACCCCAAATTACATATCCGCTTCCAGGGAATTTAAGAATTGGGTTAACTCTTTGACTATACAATACATCTAATTCAGGTTTACTTAAAGCATTTTTAACTTCAATTACAGTATTTAATGAACCTCTATTCAATCCAGCAGGTGCAAACCAAGTTCCAGCATTAGCATCGTTAAATGCAAACGCTCCTGGTACTACTACTGATGGTGGAACAAATTTTGGTAAATTTAATTCTGTATCTAATATTTTAACCCAAGGATAATATGTTGCGGCATAATTACTATCAATTCCAGCTACCGCATTTGTAGCATTTATTACAGTTGAATTTAATCCAACTGAGTCCATGATATAGAATGTATCTCCTCTACTTGCTACCATATCCATAGCGTTTTGTACTACTGATGGGTGTGATTCAAATAAAATTCCAGGCATAACTAATAAATCCATATTATAAGCAGTTTTATTAGATAAGATATTTAAAGCTTTATTGAATGCATTTGAACCTGCACTATTTCCAGTTGATAAATCAAAACCAAATACGTTTGTAGCACTTATATCACTTCCCATGTTTTTGATAGTTGAATAACTCATACCATCTGAACCACCTTGCATAGCAACATTAAAAGCTATCTGTGCACTTGTAGGTCCTGTAACACCTGATAAATCTACAGATGCACTTAATGACCCCACATAACTAGCACTTGGGTGACCAAATAACGTGTTAACGGTAAAATCGGATTGATTGCTTAATGTAGGATTTCCAGAAGCATTTACAGGAACTGGTTTCAAATAATTCATATTATCTCTTACACCGAAATCAAATCCTAAATTCAATTTATAAGCATATGAATTGTTCAATGTTTTTGTTGTTCTGTAAACAACGGGTGGAAGGTTAAATCCTGTAAATCCATTGATTGTTTGAGCCATTCTTTCAAATCCACGTGGTGAAGTTTTGATAGCTAAAGATGATACTGTTAATTCTGAGTTAAATGCATCACTCATTTCTACTCTTAAGTATTGTGATTTTGCGATGTAATTTCCACGAGAAACTACTTTATCTAGAGTTGCATCATATTCGAAATATTTGTCTCCAAATGCACGAGCAATAAAGTTTGGTGATGTTGGATTTAAATTTAAATTAACATATGATTCTAAAATTGATGGGTTTGAATCAGTATCTCCAACTTTACGTACTAATACATTAAATGTACTATATTGTTCAATACCATTGATATCTGCTGGTTCTTGTAATCCAGTTATAGTAACATACACATCAGTATTAGTGCTAAATCCGTGAGAAATAGAATTAAATTTAAATAATTTTTGTGGTGATGTTACGTTTCCATTAGTAATCCAAGGTGTTGAAGAGTAATTATATCCTTCTGCATATGAAGATGTAAATATTATATCTCCATCAGATATTGCTAATGATACTACTGACTTAGAAACGTGTTTTTGATATTCTTTAAAATTTAAATAAGGGAAGGCTGTTGCTTTATAAAACGAACCTGATAACGAGTTATTTTCATTGACTCCAATTGTATTTAGAATATAACCTTGACTATTTGTTCTTAATGAAGCCGAATATTTCTGAGCGGTCATTCCACTTCCTGAAAACATCAATTCAAAACTTCCTGATATTGAACCAGATGCCGGTGACAATGTTGACGATTGCATCCCTAATGAATTTGGAGATGCATGTTTTGAGGGATGAAATACAGATAAGATTTCGTTTGAACCTGATGTAACGATTGCAGCAATAGGTTTTGATGAATTAAATAACCATCCACCATTTCCTAACACTCTTACTACAGTAGCAGTACTAGCGTTGTTTAAATATGCTTTTAAGGCATGAGGAACATAAGTAGATGAAGTATCTCCACCAAATTTTACTTGAAATTCATTATATCCGTTTTGGATAATTGTTGGAATGAAAGCAGGTCCTTTACTTGTTGGACCTACAAATGTTGCTCCCATGTTAAGAGCTCCTTGGGCTGTGAATGTTTGATCGTTTTCATTTTCGTAAACACCCGGTGATAGTATTATTTCTGACATTGTATATTTTGTTTATTTATACTAATAAATATTCAAAAACATACGTAAAATTAAGATTTTATAAACTCTCCTGTCTCAACATTTATAGTTCCGTTGCCGTATTTGGTAGTTAGAATTTTTCCTAATTCTATTTCTTCAGATTGTAATTTTGATAGCGTTTGAAGGTGATTTGCCTTTTCATCTTTAATTCTTTCTAAGTTTTGTCCTACAACAAACTCTTCAATTGCTAATCGACCCAATGTACTAGAAATATATTCATATCCTTTTTCTAATTCATCTAATTTTGATAATTCTTCGGCTGTTAATTTTTGATTTTCCATCTTAAATATTTGTATATAAATATATACACCTTAATCACCATTTAAAAATTTTCCAATTCCTATAATTTCATCTTCACTTCCTAAAGAATATCCTAACAAGCTAGGATTTACAGTTAAAATACTTGTGCTACCTGATTGAACAAATGATGTTATTGCTGTTTTTTCAATTAACACTCCATTACAGAAAAACATGAAGTTATCTATTGAAGTTGCAGGAAGCGGTGACGGTGATTCATACCACAAACTAGCGAATTCAATAGTTGTTGTTCCTGTAACGGTACCAGTTAATTGCTTGTTGTAATTTAAGTAAGTTAAAGCAGCAGAATTTACAGACACTGCAGATGATTGATTAATTCCTACTCCTGGTTGTGGAGCGATCGTATTATTACTTATAATCAATTGTTCAGATGATGAAACTGTCTCTATATCAAAAACTATTTTTGATTTAGAATACCATTTGTTAACATTTACTAATTCTTTATTTATGGTTTCGGGAATTATATATCCTTGTAGAACAATGTTGAAATTTGTTTTTATTCCTCTTTCTTCACCTTGAGAAACTTCAGTAAGTGTATCATATGAATCTACTCTAGCTCTAAATTGGAATCTTTCTTTATTTCCCCAATATGAGTCAGATGCAAAATTTATTGCTTCAATTAAATGATTCATTTCTTCTACATAATCAGTAAATATTATACATTCATATGTTATAGTTACGTAATCGGGTATTATTATTCCATATCTTTCTTTAACAGGAATACGATTGTTAAGTACAGAAAATTTATCATAAGAGTTTTGTGCACTGTATGTTTTTTCGTATGTTTTAAAATGGTTTGGACCATTTGCGTCTAGTTTATTTCCAAGAGTATAGTTTTTTTCTATACTATTTCTTTTAAACATTATTAAGGGTAACATTAATTTTCCATCCTTAGTTCTGTAAAAACCATCTTCTTGTACTGATTTCCATCTTTCAGGTGAACCATAAATTACAGGTACAGGTAGTCTTTGACCATTTTTAACTATGTTAGGACGAATAACGTTTTCAAAATAATATATTATTGAGCTATCAATGTCTTGTAGACCTACTGTCATTAATTTGACAGTATCTCCTTTCATAGAAGTTTGTTCTCCTCTCTTAAATTCTTTAACAGGTGGTTTTGATAATCCTGCTAAATCATATGGTTCAATAAGTTCATCCAACAATTTTGGTTGAGACTTAGGAATGGGTTTATTATATTTTGCCATTGTTATTTTTTAGTAGATTTATCAAAACTTTGTTCTATACCAAGTTCACTAATTAAAAAAATATAGTTATCACGTCCACTCACGTACCAAAAAGTACCAGGTCCTCTTAATTCACTATTATCATAAGTATCCTCAAACTCCCATTTAGGATGTTGTTTAGCTTCTTCATATGTTAGAATACTTTTAATAATAAAAAATATGTTTGTATATTTACTTTTAAAAACATCCCCAACTTTAAATTTAGGAGATTTTTGAGTACGAGCTTTGATTTCGTCTAATTTAGGTTTAGGAGTGAGTTTATGTTTATTATTAAAAGTGGTAATTGTCTTTTCACTATTTATTGCTATTACTACATTTCCTGAGAAGGATGATTTTCTTTTAACTACATACCA